GAGGAGGAAGCACAATAAGCACTGCACTTGCTATTGAAGGAGCAGCAGCTCATATTACTCCGGGCGCAGATAATACACAAGATTTTGGATCAACCGCCAATAGATGGGGGGTTTTTCATGGGAGGAACTTCCAATCTACTCCTGTTTATTCAGGGGCCGCTACAGGGTTCCCCCAGTATGCATCAGCAAATACTGAATATGATATTAATGTTGTTGATTGGGGTTCTATTGGCGGAGGGCATTTTTTGATTAAGATGTCTTGGATGAATCATAGTACCTCTTATGGTTATACTGTTCAAGTAATGGCAACGTTAAATAATAACAGTCCAAACACATCACACCTTCATTATCAGGGAAACGTACACTGGCATAAAACAAATATTGGGTTAAATGGGGGGAGTTATTACGGGATTCCCTGTCAAACTGCTGTTCACACATCTTCAACTGCTCTGACAGTTAATATGTATATTACAGAACAACAGGGATATGGTGCTGGGTATCCACCTCTTGCCTTAATGATTAAAACAAATTCTGCTCCCACTACTACTCCAATGATCTACATATACAGGATAAACATATGAGTATAAATAGCATTGATATACATGAAGATAGGATAAATTTAGTAGTTCATCTTGATGATGAAGAACCAATACTCTGTTTTGAGATTCCCAGAGAGAATGACGGTTCAGATAATTGGACAAGAGTTCAGACATGGCTGGATGAAGGTAATGAAATATCAGACAGATTGGATTATTCTAAGTATTATTCAGACATGAGGAAACCTGAGTATGATGCTCTAAATCAATTTGAATTACAGTACGATGACAGCTTGGATGGTGGTACTAGATGGGAGGATGCAATTCAAGCTATAAAAAATAAATTCCCGAAACCCGAATAATAGCAGAGGCACAGATAATGACAATAGAAGAAATTGACAAGATAATCACAGACCTTCAGCAACGAATACCATCCTTACAGATGCAATTATACCAAGCCGAAGGCTACAGACAAGCATTAGTAGACATGGATAAACCTGAAGAAGAACAACCAGAAACACTAGAGACATGACAAATCAAACTGATAAAATTGTATAAATAGTATAAATATTTAATAATATGTACAACATGAATTCTATAAAGGAACAGTCCAAATGTCAAAGAAAATTACAGAATTGAGCCGACTAACTGCGGCTGCAAATACCGATGTTGTGCTCATTGTTGAAGACCCTACCTCTACCCCAACAAACAAATACATTGAAGTTGGTGACTTAATGGACTCCGGAGGGTTTCCAGCTGGAACAAAAATGCTTTTTCATCAATCCGCAGCTCCAACTGGATGGACAAAATTAACACAAACGGGTTCAACTCCTGTAAGTTTTAATGATGTAGGACTAAGAATAGTAACAGGGACAATAACTGATGGAGTTGGTGGTACAGTAGCATTTGATACTGCGTTTGCTTCACAATCCATACCATTACATACACTAACAACAGCAGAGATGCCTGCTCACACTCACACTCAAATGGGTGTGGGTACCCAAACTGTCAATCCGTCTGGGGCCCAGCAGGTTTCAAATTCGTCTTCGGGTGCTACGGGTTCGACAGGTGGTGGTGGATCTCACGGACATGGAAGTCTTAATATGGATGTTAAATATATAGATATGATTGTAGCATCAAAAGATTAAAAAAATTAAAGCAGGTGATTGAATGGCCGATTATTGTCCACTTATTAAAAAGAAATGCAAAGAGCATGGATGTAAATTTTTCATGCAAGTTATAGGAAAGAATCCGCAAACGGGACAGGAAGTGAATCAATGGGATTGTGCCATTACTTGGTTGCCAACGTTACTAATTGAGGGATCACAACAAACAAGACAGGCGGGTGCAGCAATTGAAAGTTTTAGAAATGAAGTGGTAAAAACACAAATTTCAATTGATGATACTGTTGATAAATTATCAGTACCATAATAACAAAAGAAGAAAAAAGCAGCCAGAGAAACATACTGGAAAGCTAAAAGGGATAACTCATGACAGCAAATGTAGCCTTAACAGATACTTTTGACCAATGGCGGGTCAAAGATAATGAAATTATTATAATGACCCAGCCTACTGGGATGAATAATTTCATTAAGGTTCTTGATACAGCAAATTCAACTTCAACAACCACGGGTTCTATAATTACTCAGGGTGGTGTTGGCATAGGAAAATCTGTACAAATAGGAGAAGACTTAAAAGTTTGGGGTGATATCACTTGTGTAGGTGATACTACTGTAGCTGGAAATTTAATATTTGGTGATGCTACAACAGATCAAGTAGAATTCGAAGCTGATATTAATTCTGATATAATTCCAAACGCAAATCTCACTTTTGATTTGGGTAATACCTCAATGTTTTGGGCCAATACATTTACTGGTCACTTAACAACATCACAAAAAGTAGATTCTGGGAAACCCGCTCTTACTGTTGTAGCTTTAGATATAGATCAAATCGCGGTAGATATAAATGCATCTACTGTAAGTGCAAACGCGGTAGATATTTCTGCTGATGCAATTACGAGTGGTACAGCATTAAAAGTTCAAGCTGATGCATTGACTACTGGTAAAGTTATGGACTTAGTTAGCTCCGGTACAATTACAGGAACCGGGCTTAACCTCGCATTAGATTCTTTGACTTCAGGTAAAATTGTTAATATTTCTGGTGATGGACTTACTTCAGGTTCAGCCCTTTATATTGATTCCAACTCAGGCGATGTCTCTGCGCGACATCTAGTTAGTGTAATTAATGATAATCCATTAGCAGATGCAGCAATTCCAATTTATGCTAGACAGGACGCAGATGCTCCTTGTGGACAATTTGCAGGGACAACATCTCTTGTAATACCTGCCGGTACCGCGACTAATAGAGGTACGGGTGTACAAGGAGGAGTGAGATTTAATACTGAATATAATTTCTTTGAAGGTTATACTGGGTCAGAATGGACACAATTTGGGTCAGTAGAGGATGTGGATGAGGATACTTATATAAGAGCAGAAACTTCTCCGGGAGCAGATAATGATGAATTACAATTGGTTACAGCTAGTACAGAAAGAATGTTGATAGGTCCAACCGGAGCTGTTTTATTTAGCGATGTTGGATCAATTACTGTTGGTGCTAATCAAGATGGCCACGATCTTAAAGTTTTTGGTGCGGGTACAGGTAAATATTGGCTCTGGGATGAATCAGCAGATCAAATGAAAATTGTTGGGTCTTCCAACCAAACGGGTAATGCACAACTTACAGGAACCTTAACAGTCGGTGTAGATAATGTTGGACATGATGTTAAGTTTTTCGGTGCAACCTCTGGATCATTTATGTTATGGGATGAATCTGATGATGCATTAGAATTTACAGATTCTTCACCGATTAAAGTTGGTGATGGTGCCGATATGCAAATATATCATAATGGATCACATTCTTATATTACCAATGCAACAGGCGAATTAAAACTTGCAACTGAAACTTCTGGTATAGTAGTTAGAATAGGACACACAACTTCTGAAGTATATACTGGTGATAATTTAACTGTTAATGGTAGTCTTACAGAAATATCTCAGAGAGAAATGAAAACAAATATTTCAAATATTGAAAACATACTTCCTTCTGTTCTACAACTTCAAGGTGTTTCATTTGATTGGAAAAAGGATAAGAATGAGAAAAATCATTATGGACTTATCGCAGAAGAAGTAGACAAGGTACTTCCTAATTTAGTATCTCATGATAGCGAAGGGAAGGCATTAGGAATTCAATACTCAAAAATGACGGCCGTTCTTTTAGAAGCGTTGAAAGAACAACAAGTTCAAATTGAAGAATTAAAATCAAAATTGAACTAACTATAAATTTCCTTATCATATAAATACTATAGAACTATAAATATTTAATATAAGGAGAAATAGTGGCGTTAACCCTCCAAAAACAAACCCTTAATTTTGTATTAGACCAAGGGTGTACATTTTCAAAAGTTATTACTGCGAAAGACACAGCAGGAGCAAATGTTACAATTTCTTCTGGTACAACCGCAGGTAAAATGCGGCAATCCTACCATTCATCAAATAATGTTCATGCTTTCACTACAGCAATAGAAGGTTCGAATGTAACGGTTTCGTTGACCTCCACACAAACAACAGCAATCTTAAACGGAAATTATGTATATGATGTAGAGTATACACAATCAGGGGGTGATATAGAAAGAGTAGTAGAGGGTATTATAACAGTTTCACCGGAGGCGACAAAATAATGGCACAACCGACTACTAGAACAACTTTTAAAGATTATTGTAAGAGAAAACTTGGATGGCCTGTGGTTGATTTAAACCTAGATGATGACCAGGTAGAAGATTGTGTAGATGATGCACTCCAATTTTTTCAAGAATATCATTTCGATGCAACAGAAAACATTTATCTCAAACATCAAATTACAGGATCCGCTGTTACATTAGCAGGAGCACCTACAGGAACTTTTACCGCTGGTGAAATAATTACCGGAGGAACAAGTGGTGTACAGGCTAAAGTACATGAATATCATAGTGCTAATACTACACTTAGATTTAAAAACCCTGAAGTTAAATCTGGCGGAGATGGAAATACCTATTATAGTAATACAACTACTACATTTTCGACAAGTGAAACACTAACAGGGAATTCTTCTGGTGCCACAGCTACAACTCATGCATCTACAGCAGTTA